AGATGAAAAAAGATGAGATGTTAGTACCAAGATTAGATTTCCTTATGCCGAAGAATTTTTTCCTTAGCGAAGAATGGCAGTTAAACTTTGGAGTAGATGGTAATACTGCAATAGGTAGAGTAGCAGAATTGAATCCAGAATGGGTAATAGAAGTAGTAAATAACTTAAACCATAGGTTAACGGATGTACTGCATGATTTTAAAGGTATATACTCAGAGGATGAGCATTTCGTACCAAGAATATCTACTGAAGTTTCTGATGATAGGGTTAACGGATACACTAACCTTCAAACCTACCGATTATGTTTAGTATTAGATAACGAGCAAGTAGTACCTAATCCCTTAACAAGATTCTTAGAATTAGTACAAGAGAATGAATTTGAATCTAATGATATTGATATTATCAATTGGAATGAGGTAATTGAGAGATACTCTGATAGCATTCTTTTAGAGCATGATTTTTACGCAAATAAATAAGATACTCTGATGAGGATTTAATATCCGAAACTACTCTTAATTGAGTAGTCAGTATCATAAGATACCAATTTAAATAACACACAATGAAATACGCAAGAAAATGTGATTACACAGGGAAAGGAATGAATACAGGATATGTATTTATTGATGATTCCTGTATGATAGATGATAGAGAATTATTTATCAAAGAATTAAGACAAGATAGAGAAGGTATTATTAACTTGATACCAAAAGATATCAATGATATTAAAGAATTTGATAATTCTTGTTATCTAACTGAAAAAGAGATAGAGCAGTTATCTAATAAAGTAGCAAATGCATTTAATAATACTGAAACTGATGAAGAATTATGCGATATAGCATATGCAGTAGATTATTATTATTGGACAGAATGGGAAGATGAATATGAGTATGAAGAAATTAATGGAGTATTAACTGAAATAGAATAGATATGAAAGATATATTAGGATTACCGATAAAATGGTTAGCAAGATACTACTACACAATATTGATAGTATGGTTAACATTAACGATGAGTAGCTGTGGATTAAGATTTGGAGACTACCATGCATGGGAAAAAGATTATAAACAAAAATGTATAAGAAAATGATGAGATTAAAATTAAGTATGATAACATTTAATATGTTAGAGAGTCATTTCAGTAATGACTACGGGAAAAAGAATGGTAATGGTGTAGCTATGCCACTTGGAGATGATAGCTTACATATGATTCATAATGAAGGTGCATTAGAGAATTACAAAGAGACAATAACAAAAAAGTTTGGAGATGTTATGGTGTTATTACAGGATCCTGACGAGGTATGGTTTAACAAGGTAAAGATTGATGACGGAGTATTTCAAGATTATCATAGAAAATATATGCATAAAGCAATGAATAATAGGAATTAACGTGTGTGTTTCCATCATCTAACCTCACTACGAAAGTAGTGGGGATTTGGTGGTAGAGGGATGTTCCTCACACAATTAAATTAAATTATTATGAGTAGAGAAGAATTAGAAGCAAAGTTTATGGAATTTCCTAAACTGGTGGTAGCAAAGTATAATGTATCTGACCATATATCCAGTCAGATAGAATACTTTCAAAAAAACAAAGGAGAGTATCAAGAAAACTATACCAATGGATTTGATGACAGAAGTTTAGATTTAATCACTGACAAAGAGATATCAAATTATTTCTTTTCAGCTGATAGTGAAGAACACCATTATCACTGGGAAGACTTTCTTGAGGATTTAGAAGAAGAATTTAGTCAGTACATAGGTAAAAAAGTTTATGTAGAGGGAAGCAATATGGGATGGAGAAATAGAAGTGGAGAGAAGACTTTTAAAATTAAATCTACTGAAGATATTTTTAGACAGATAGCACCTGAATGTGAACTGACTTATGAAATGGAGAAAGTAAACGATAAAGAGTATGAGGTAAGAATTGCACACCACGACTCACCAATGGGAGAATTGTATAACTTAAAAATTAAATAGATATGAATTGGAAAGAAATGAAAAGTAAGATACTATCAAATAGTATATTATTAGAGAAACTAAAAAAGTTTCCTAACAGAAAGTTTATTCAGAAGTGTCAGCAAAAATTAGATGCATACAAGAAACCTAAACCAAATCCTTTAGATTGGTTTAATTATTTTGTAGATTACATTGAAAATACAGATAGTAATCTTTATAATCAAGCGTGTGAGTATGCCGACAATAAAGAAAAGCAAGAAAATGAATAGAGAATTAACATACAATAAGTGGATAAAGTATATCCATGATTATCAATTAAATAAAAATAAAATTATGAAAAAAGATCAAGCGTTAAAAAAAATCAGTAATATGTTGGGAGACAAACATATACATATATCAGATGAGGTAAAAATAGATGATATAAAGGGAACAAAAGGGAAAGTATATGTAGATAATTCATTGTTAATGGAATTAATAGATGAGATTGCTACTCAAATGACAGAAGAAAAATTTGGAGAATACTATCACAATACGGGATTTGATAATGTTAAAGATAGAACGTACACTTTAACAGATGAAGCACAGGATTTTTACAATAAAAAGTATGATGAGGTAGAGGGTATGATAAATAACATTACTAACATATATTCAAATAATGATGAGCGATAGATTAGAAAGTAGTTTTACAGAAATAATAATAGTAATTTTAATAACATTAATAATTTTAATATCAATATGAAACAGACAAGCGAATTAATTAAGGAAGTAGGAAGAGAGGTAGTAATTCTACTACTTGAAAAGAATAAAGCGTATGGAGACACTGCAAATGATCCTCCTAAAATATTTTCTAAACTATCAGCAAAAGAGGGAATACTTGCGAGGATAGATGACAAGTTAAGTAGGATTAAAACAAGTGGGTTAAACGATAAAACTGAGGATACAATGCTTGATTTAATTGGATACCTTATACTATATAGAGTACAAGTAAAAAAAGATGCTTGGAAAGATATTAATTATTCTAAAAAGAAATAAAATGGGAATAAAATATAAAGTGCCATTATGTGAGGCATACGATATAGAGATTGATGTTGAAGTGGGAGGAGTAGAATGGCAACATGTGATTTTTAATTTACATGTTTCAGAAGACTGGGAACATCTTAATCCAAGAAATCCTGTAAATATTAATGCTGAACTAAATATATTTATGGTAGATGACTTAATTAAAGCACTTGAATTAGCAAAGAAAGATTATAATTATTATTTAGAAAATGGAAAGAATGATTATTATAAGTATAGAAGACAAGTGTTAAGGAAAAAGAAAATAAATAAAAGTTAAACATAATTTTGCTATTAATTGAAAAAGAATTATATTAGCAACCTAATAAAATTAATATTGAGTGTAGTAGGGATTGGAAGGAATATCAATAGAATGGCTAACGAGATTTAGACTACTACACTTGATATTATATAATTAAATTAAATATGAAAAAAGAAATATTTGACTCCTATGCTGAGTCAATAGCAAAGCAATTCCACCTTAGTTTAGACCAGATGTTTGATAAATCTAAGCGTAGAGATATTGTAGATGCAAGACAAATGCTTTACTACTTATGTATGGAAAGACCAATTAGAATATCATACATCCAGAGGTTTATGAATGAGCAAGGTTTAGATGTTGCACATTCAACTATTATACATGGCTACAATAGAGCTAAAGGTATGGTAGATAAAGATCCAGACTTTAAGAATGTAGTAAATAAACTACAAAATGTATAGTATAGAGGAAGTTTATTCTCAATCCTTATCTGATGAGTTTTCTATACAAGTTAAAAAGCCGTTAGGATTTAGTGTAGTAAATTATGGAGTAAAGATTCAAAAGTTTAATAGTAAGATTGAATTATTAAACTGCTCTAAGAGTGGTAATTATTTCCAAGAATTTACAGAGGATGAGTATAATTTATTTTATCAATACGGATGGAAGGAGGGAGGAGTAAGACTATCTTTATTAAATTACAAAAGAAAGTTAAATTTAGTAAACGATAAAATAAGGATAGAAATTAATACTCGAAAGAATAATAAACATATATCTAAATTAAAGTCAACAAGAGAAAATTTGTTGGTTAGATATGCAACCAGAAATAAACAATTAAATAAAATTAAATCAAATGAAAAAAAACATTTTTAAAGAATTATCTGCAGTTTCCATAAAAGGAAAGACAGATAAAAAAGGAAAGTTTGATTATATGTCTTGGGCTACGGCTTGGAGTATGATCAAGTCAGAGTACCCTAATGCACAGAGAAAAGTATATGAGTCAGAACACACTGGACTAAACTTTTTTACTGATGGTAAGACTGCATATGTTAAGGTAGGAATTATAATTAATGATATGGAACATATTGATTACCTACCAGTTATGGATTTTAGAAATAATTCTATAACAATGGAGAAGTTAACATCTATGGATGTAAATACTGCAATACAAAGATCAACTGCTAAGGCAATTGCTATGCATGGATTAGGATTATCATTATGGATTGGAGAGGATACAATTATAACTACTCCAGCATCTAATGTAGTTAGTAAGAATCCATTACCTACAAAGCAAAAGTCAGTACAATTAAATATTGGAGATGCTAACTGGGATAGAGTTATGAAGTATATTGTAGATAATAAAGAGTTAGGATTACCTAAGATTGTTAAGGCACTTGAGACTAAGTATGATATTAAGGCAAGTGTTAAGAAAGAACTATCAAAGCTTATCAAGTAATGGAAGACATTACTTTATACGATCTACTTAACTTAAAACTATCAAAGTTAACGTGGACAGAAAAAATTCATGAGAGTAAAATTTCAAGTGAAGAAGGATTCTCTATAGAATTAGATTATTATAAAAATATTGGTAAGAATAAAGATAAAGACCAGTTACTTGTAAATATTTACTATAAACACATAAACATAGGTGCATTTGGATCTATAGAAAAAGAAGAGTCGGACCAATTTGCTAAGTGGTTTATTGATCAAGCTGAATTAATTGACAAGTCTGATGAGCAACATGAGAAATTTTTAGAGATTGAGGGTAAGGATAAATTTAAAAACTTATAGTATGTATCAAATATTAGAAAAATTAAAAGATGATAAGAATTATTATGGAGAGTTTGGTCAGCAGTATCTATCAAATTCTGATATAATAACTTTATTAAACGATCCTAAAGAATTTAGGAAGCCAAAGGAGGTAACAAAGGCAATGCTACTGGGGAGATATTTCCATACTGCTATGTTAGAGCCAGATAAGTTAGATTCTAATGAGTTTATAGATATAGATGTGTCAAGTAGGAATACTAAGAAGTATAAGGAAGAATTACTTATACAAAATAAAAGTATTATAATGCTTTCTAAGGAAAAGTCTGGTATTAATAATGCAATATCTACTATGAAGAACAATTTAGAATTCTATGATGCTATTTATGATTTAGATAATACATATGAAGTACCTGCGGTACATGAAGTTATGGGTATTATGTGGAAAGGTAAGGCAGATATTGTAGCTAAGGATATGCTAATAGATCTTAAGACTACCTCAAACATCAAAGACTTTAAGTATAGCGCACGAAAATATAATTATGATAGTCAGGCATACCTATACCAACAATTCTTCAACAAACCTCTTGTATTCTACGTTGTAGACAAGTTAACGTTGGAGTTAGGAGTCTATCATCCATCACAAAAGTTTTTGGAGTATGGAAAAGAGAAAGTAGAGCGAGCAATCGAAGTGTATAACAAATTTTATAGTAAAGATGCTAAAGAAGATATTGAAACGTACGTCATTAAAGAGGTACTTTAAAAAGAAAAGTGTGGTGTGGTTGCAAATTCCAACCGACCTCAACACACAAGCTGATAGAGATAATCTCATGGAAGCTACAATGAATCAGTTGGAAAAAATTATTTATAAAAATTAAATTATGGCAGAAGAAAAAATTTATGTAGGAAACGGGACAACTAAATTTGATGGAAATCAAATTGCTTGTAGCGTATGTTTAACAGACTTACCTCAAGAACACATGTTTGAGTACAACGGAAAGAAGTACATCAAGCTAATTGTACAAGAGAAAAAGTCTGTAGATGAGTATGGAAAATCTCATTTTGTTGCGGTTGACACATGGAAACCAGAACCAAAGAAAGAAACTGCACCAGCAGTGGAAGAAGATCTACCTTTCTAATAAAGGTAAGGTTATGAAGTAGAAGAGGGACTTATTGTCCCTTTTCTTTTCTCTTATATATGACGAGATGACGACTTGGTCCTAACTTTTTAGCACTATATAGTTTTTTATATATAATCTTTATTTATTTATATATATTCTATATATTTTCTTATCATCTTGTCATAAAAAAAGAATATATAAGTAGTAGTTAGTAGAAAAAGTAAAAAATAACTTGTCATAAAGTTATCATAAATTAAAATAAAATAAAATGGAAATAACAATATTTAAAGATATTAAAGATACTGCTCAACCTTTTTATAGAGATGTAGATATAATAATAGAAAGGATAAGAGAGGGAGCATCACAAGAAATAGTACGAGCAATCCGATCAGAGAAAGATAAAGAAAAAAGAAATCAATTAAAGCAATCATTACCAGCAATATGTTTTAGTGGTAAATTTACAAAAAGAAATGACTCATCTTTAGTCAATCATAGTGGTTTAATTTGTTTGGACTTTGATAACTTTCCTTCTGAGAAGGAGATGCTGGAAGAAAAAGAAAACTTAACTAAGGATAGGTACACCTATTCTGTATTCGTATCACCAAGTGGATTAGGATTAAAGGTATTGGTAAAGATTCCTAATGAGGTAGACACTCATAAACAATTTTTTACATCCCTTCAGCATCATTACAATAATGAGTTTTTTGATATAACATGTAAGAATGTATCAAGAGTTTGTTATGAATCATATGATCCATTAATTTATATTAATGAGCAGTCAAGTATATTTAATCAAATACTTGAGCAAGAGTATCAGGAAGTTGTAAAGCATAAGGATGTACAGACTATACCAATAACAGATGAGAATAAGATAGTAGAAATTTTAACTAAGTGGTGGGAAAGAAAGTATGGATTAAATAGTGGAGAGAGAAATAACAATGTGTATATATTAGCAGCAGCGTTTAATGATTTTGGTGTAACTAAAACGTTAGCTGAATATGTGATGGGTAACTTTGTTAGTAAAGACTTTTCTCAAAGCGAGATCAAAAGAACAATACATTCAGCGTACAAACAGGTACAAAACTTTGGTACTAAGTACTACGAGGATGAGGAGAAAGTTAATAATGTAAAACAAAAATTAAGAAAGGGAGCTACTGCATCAGAAATTAAAAAACAAATAGCTGAAGAATTAGATGTAGAAGATAGTGTTTTAGACAATGTGGTACGAAGACTCGAGGAGGAGCAAGACAAACAAAAGTTTTGGACTAAGAGTGATAAGGGAGTAGTTAAAATAATTCATATTTCATTCAAACAATTTTTAGAAGAGAATGGATTCTATAAATTTAATCCTGAAGGAAGTAAGAACTATGTTTTTGTTAAGGTTACTAATAATTTAATAGACCACACATCAGAGAAAGAGATTAAAGACTTTATCCTAAACTACTTATTAGATGTAGATGATAAGAGTATATATAATTACTTTGCTGAGTGTACAAGATATTTTAGAGAAGAGTTTCTAACCTTACTATCATCTATAAATGTTTACTTTATAGCGGACACTAAAGATAATGCTTATCTGTACTACACAAATTGTGCAGTTAAGATTACTAAGAATGAAATAATACCAATAGACTACTTAGACTTAGGAGGTTATGTTTGGAAGGACCATGTTATTGATAGAGTGTTTGATGTTTGTGAGGTTACAAATTGTAATTATAAAACTTTCATTCATAATATATCAGGATCAAATGATACAAGAATAAAGTCTATGGAGTCAACAATGGGTTACTTACTACATGGATGGAAGAACTTATCGTACTGTCCAGCTACCATATTAAACGATGAGGTTATATCAGATAATCCTGAAGGTGGTACTGGTAAAGGTTTGTTTATGAATGGGTTATCTCATATGAAAAAGTTAGTAGTTATAGATGGTAAATCATTTAACTTTGAGAAGTCATTTGCTTATCAATTGGTTTCTGCTGATACTCAGATACTATGCTTTGATGATGTAAAGAAACATTTTGACTTTGAGAGATTGTTCAGTGTAGTAACAGAGGGACTAACTTTAGAGAAGAAAAATAAGGATGCAATTAAGATACCATTTAGTAAATCTCCAAAGGTTGCCATCACTACTAACTATGCTATTAAAGGTAAGGGATCTTCTTTTGAGAGAAGAAAGTGGGAGTTAGAACTTAGTCAGTATTACACTAAAGAGTTTACACCACTTGTAGAGTTTGGTAAGTTAATGTTTGGTGAGTGGAATGATAATGACTGGTGTCAGTTTGATAATTATATGATAACATGTCTGCAATTATACTTAGATAAAGGATTATTAAAGAGTGACTTTGTTAATCTTAAGACACGTAAGTTTTCTGCTGAGACATCTCATGAATTTATAGAGTGGTGTGGAATTATAGATGGAATGCATAATCCTAAGTTAACTAAAGACTCAAGAATTTATAGTAATGATTTATATATGGATTTTGTTAATGAGTATCCTGACTATGGACCAAAGGCTAAGATGACGGTGAGTAGAATTAGATTTGGAAAATGGTTAGTGTCTTATTCTGTTTATAAATACGATTGTAATCCGTTAGAAGGTAAGGACATGATGGGTAAGTGGATAAAATTTGTTGACAGTACTCACTATGAAAGTGATACGGTATGATAGAGTATAGAGATTACCAAAAGAATATTATATCAGATGGTGTTGGTATAATAAAAGAGAATAGGTTTTTATATTTAGCAATGGAGGTAAGAACTGGTAAAACATTAACGAGTTTAGGAATATGTGATAAGCTAAATGTAGATAAAGTTTTATTTATAACTAAGAAAAAAGCTATATCAAGTATACAAAATGATTATAATTTATTACAACCATCTTTTAGTATTGAAATAATAAACTATGAATCATTACATAAGGTTAGACAGACTGGTTGGGATGTTGTAATATGTGACGAGGCTCATGGTATGGGAGCATTTCCTAAACCAAGTGGCAGATCTAAGAAGGTAAAGAACATTATATTCAGATCTAATCCTTATGTTATATTATTAAGTGGAACTCCTACACCTGAGGCTTACTCTCAAATGTATCATCAAGTATATTTTATACCTAACAATCCGTTTGCTATGTATAAAAACTTTTATCAGTTTGCTAATGATTATGTTGGTGTTGTTAAGAAAAAGATAGGTGGAATGTATATCAATGATTACTCTAAGGGTAGTAAAAAGATTATAGAAACCATGTCACCTTATACTATTAACTTTAGTCAAAAGGATGCGGGTTTTGTAGTTGACACTACTGAGCATGTGTTAGAGGTAGACATTAAAAAATCTACACTGGACCTTATATCTAAGTTAAAAAGAAACTTAGTAGTTGAGGGTGAAAGCGAAGTAATTTTGGCTGATACATCGGTTAAGCTTATGACTAAGGTACATCAGATGTGCAGTGGTACTATTAAGTTTGAGAGTGGTAACTCAATGGTGTTAGATCTTAGTAAGGCTGAATTTATAAAGAAGAAGTTTCACAATAAAAAGATAGGTATATTCTATAAGTTTAAGGAAGAGCTTAATGCTATAAAGGAGGTGTTCGGTGATGATATATGCACAGACTTAGATTGTTTTAATACTACATCTAAAAACATTGCCCTTCAGATAGTTAGTGGTAGAGAAGGGATATCTTTACGCCAGGCTGATGCATTAGTTTATTACAATATTGACTTTAGTGCTACATCATATTGGCAGAGTAAAGATAGGATGACTACTAAGGATAGGCTGAAGAATAATATCTATTGGATATTCAGTAAAGGTGGTATTGAGAGGGATATTTATAAAGCGGTAATTAAAAAGAAGGACTATACCCTTACTCATTTTAGAAGAAAATTTATAAATTTGTAAAACATAAAACAATGAAAGAAATAGGAAGTTTAGAAATAACAAGGTACAATTACGATGAGGTAGATGGCGATCCAAAGATTATTATATCTATGGTAAAAGTATTAGATAAAAAAGGAAAGTATATAAAATTTGCCAAGTTAAAAGAGGTAGAGAAATACCTTTCAAAGTACCCTGTTATATTTAAAGAGATAGGTTAGTAATGACCGAACAACAAATACAATCAAAGAGGATTAAGCAATTGGAGGCGGAAGGATACTATGTTCTTAAGCTAATCAAGACTAATAAGAATGGCATCCCCGACCTCCTTGCAATCCCTCCAAATTGTGATGTATTATTTTCAGAAGTAAAAAAACCAACAGGTAAGTTATCAAAATTACAAGAGTATAGACTAAAAGAATTAGATAAACATGGATGTAAAACAGAGGTATACAAGGGAGACAGATGAATATAAAGTAGAAGATGATTTTATTGAAAGCATTCAGCGATTTGATATTAGAACAGGAATTAAGATAGCAAATTACATTAATCAAAAATCATTATACATACCTGAAAGTACTTTAGTATCTACCATAATGGGTGGCCTTGTAATCAATGATGATAATGAGCCAGTAACATTTGCAGTAGAAATAATAAAAGACTTTTCTCCAAAAATAAAATTAACAGATCTAAAACCTGTAAGCATGGACGAGTATTTAGATTTGTACAACTTAAATTTAAAATCAAATGGATCACTTAAAAGTAAAAGCAGTTAAGAATTTAGTGGTGTCCCATACAGGACTAAATTTAGACAGTAGATTTAAAACAGATCCTTTAATAAAAGCAAGAGCTATTTGTTATAAGATATTAAAGGACGAGTGTAATATGTCTTACACTTACATAGGAAAACAATTTGGTAAACATCATGCAACAATTATGCATTCACATAGAGAGTTTAAATGGATGGTGAAGGCTGATAAAGACATGGGGAGAAAGTATAATTTAATTTTAAATTTATACAAAGAAGAGAAAGACCAATACACAGAATTAACACCAGCTGAAATAAAAAAAACTTTAAAAGATTTGGCTGAACAAAATAAAATGTTAAATTTGTCTGTGATTAATGTTCAAAAAGAGTTGAAAGAAAGATTAATACAGTTAGAAACTAAAATTGATAAACTAATTAGTAGCGTATAATTAAATGCCAAGAGTAGCACCAGAAGATGTACAAGCAATATCGCATATAAACCATACATGTGATAGCATCCACGACTTTGCTGATAACCTATATGAAGACTTGATGGATAGAGAACATGAGTCTATTAAAAAATCAGCCCAAGAACTAATCAATCATCTTAATGACTTAATTTATTCCATGTCTGATGAGATATAAAAAAGAAAGTTGTGTTGTAATATGGCCATCTTAATTTGTTATGGGTTACAAAAGCAAGGAAGATCAGGCTGTTAACTCTAAAAAACATTATGAAAATAATAAAGAAAAAATTAAACTTAGGTCTGCTAAAAGAAATAAAACTCAACGTAGGTCTAATGTTGATTATGTAAAGGATGTAAAAAGAACAACTCCATGTGTAGATTGTGGAGAGTCTAACCCAGTACTGTTAGAGTTTGATCATGTGCGGGGAGAAAAGGTAAAGTGTATATCTGATATGGTAAGAGGAGCTTACAGTATAGAAACTATAAAAGAAGAAATAAAAAAATGTGACGTTAGATGTGCAAATTGTCATAGGTTAGTAACACATGAAAGAAGAATAGAAAACAAAATATAATGGATGAAATTTTAATGCAAAAGTTAGAAGAGAATGAATGCTTATTAGCCACAGGATATGAGTCAGCTTTAATAGGAATAACTGAGGGGCCTAATCCTGTAGCTGTATATGATACTGACGAGTGTATAAGATGTTTAATGGAAGAGGATGAAGAAAGGTTGAGCCAAGAGGATGCCTTAGATTTTTTTTATTTTCAGACTGTCAATGCTTATGTAGGAGAAAAAACACCAATATTTATTAAAAGATATGAATAAACAAATAGCGAAAGAGTTACATCAGTTTAGTAAAACAATAGCCGAAAGGTTTTCTCGTAAGGACAGGGAGGGAAATGTTTCTCAAGAATCATTCAGTGTAGAAGAGGTTATACCAACTTCAGATCATACAGCAGTTATTAATTTTAAAAAGAGTAGCGGAAAGATAGGTGTGGCTTTCTGTTATTATATAGCTAAAGGAATGTCAAAGGGTTGGAAGTATTTCTTTCCTACTGACTCACATCTTAATGGGTTCCAAGCTTTCTTATATTATAAGTTAGATGCTGAGCGCAGAAACTATGATAAGAATTTTTTAGTGGAACAGTATAATAGAAATAGAGAAACTAAAGATCAAATTAAATATGAGCATGAAATATAAAACAATAAAAAGTGTGCTGAGAAATAATATAGAAAAGAAGGTTAATGTATTATGGACGTGGGATAAAATTGAAAATAACTTTACTCAAATATATCAGAACTACAATAATGGCCTACGAATATACACGCCAGCACAACTATTAGAAGAAATAGAAAGAGAACTTAAGCTGCAAGCTTCTTAGCTTTTAATAACTCAGCACACTTTTCATACTCTTCAGTATATGTAAAATATTCTATAAGGGTATCGTATATATCATCCACCATCACTACCACAGGATTTTCAGGGTTATGCATAAAATATAAAGTATCTTGTTCTTCTAACAATTCATCAACCGTTTTCTTTCCCATCAGCAACTCATAGCTACTCCTCATACATAAGTCTTCATTGAATTCCATATTATTCCATAGGGTTTTTATATAACATAGGGTCTGTTTTATCGTTCATTGGATCTTCTGAATTCATTGGATCTCCAGAAATCATAGGATTACTATCTGCTTTTTTCTTTGCTTTTCTTTTACTTTTTTTATTACGTTTTCTTTCTGCTTCGTTTTGTATTTGATACTCACTGAAGTTAAACAAACGCATAATTACTTTAGCTGGATCCTCTCCTCCTTCAATAAGTTGTTCCATATTTTTAAATATCTTACGAACATTATTTACAGGAAGCCCTGTTATTTGAGATGTCTCTGCTAAAGCTTTATACAAAGCCTCTTGTTTTTTCTTAGGATCTTTAGTGTCCCTATATCTTGCAAACCTTTGGAAAATTTCTTCTCCCTGTGTTAGAATAGGAAGGTTTTTAAACTTTAAAAAACTTTGTGGCTTACCAATAATAAGGTCTTTTATTTTAACAGCAAACTCTCCATAAATAAATAAAGCGTTTATATTTCCAAGTATAGCAGCCATACCTAAATCTTTTGCGTCCTCATCTTCCCAGTCAGCTAACAAACCTGGCATTCCATTTGCTACAAACTGAAAGAATACAGGCATAATTACATGGTAAGTTAAAAATATACGACCAGCATCTGTCTTTGTTCCCTTACCTGACTTACCTCCTGACGACATAAGCCTGTACATATTTCGTAAAGCATAAACTTCTTTTCTTAAGTATTGCTTAGGAGTAGTTAAGAACATATTAAGTGCTCTAAATATTGGACCTTTAGTTTGATAGTAGTCTCTATCTTGTAAGTCAGTAGACTGCTGAGATCTTTTAGTGTCTCTTTCAAATTTAACAATAGCCTCATCAATTGCTTCCTGTTCTGTCTTACCAGCTTCTAATGCTTTGTTTTTATAGTACACATAGTTAGGAACTCCTCCTAAATAAATTGCACCTCTATCTCCTACCTTTGTAGTATACATTAAAATATTTATAAGAGATTCTTTATTAGCTCCAGTCATTAATCTTTTACCCCCTATTGTTATATCAGGAAAGACTGACTCCATAGCATCATCCGAGTACATCTCAATAGCCTTAGTCATACTCTTAGCATCCCTGTCTTGTAGGTAGGTAGAGTTTTCTGATATCTCTTTCCATATAGCTTTTACATCTTTACCTTTACCAAATCTACTTAAAGCAGCGTTCTTCATCCAATTACCATAACCTATATCTGATGCGTAAGTTATGAATGATGTTAACTGCTTAAGAGTTACTACAGGATTAATACCTAAACGAGATAATATAAATAAATCCTGCATAATATCTACAGCATTATCCATTTGAGCATTTTCTTTAAATGTTCCTTTATTAGCTATCTTTTGAATAGCCGCTGTAATAGCATCCATAGTAGGTTTACCATGTAACCTTTCAATCTCGGACTTTATAACGTCATTAGTAAATAATTTATTGATATCATTAACAGGACGTGCATAAGCTGAAAAGTATTCCATGTCTCTCATATAAGTATAAAGAACATTAGTACCATCCATAGCTCTAATTTTTTTCTTATTCTGTTCTCTCATTTTAGTAGAGTTAGCTGCTACTACATTATGGTATTGGATTTTACCACCATCAGCCCCTGGTATAAGATTAACACCTTCCGCTTCTTGGCCTTCTCTATAAACCATACCTGCATAGTTTACATTATATGGCATCTGAGTTCTGTATATATCTTGATATGCTTCATTGTAATGATTATAAAGCATAGGATATAAAATATCTACTTGCCAGTCTGCAAACTCTTTTAAGTTTTTATATTGTTCAGATTCTAACCTGGTAGTTATTTCATTCATTACTTTAGCCACACCTTTTTCATCTGTGCTAAAAGTTTTTTGTAGCCCTGGATGATTAGAAGAGTCTTTATACTGGTTGTATAAGTAATACATTTGATTAGGAGATAAAACCATTTCTGTTCCATCAGGTAAATCAATTGCTTCAGTCTTTCTACCAAAAGATGTTACTATAGATTTATATTTTTTACCAAACAACTCTTGAAACTTAGAAATTATTAGTGCATCATTCATTAACATTCTCCCTTTCATCTCACGATTAGCAGCGTCAATTTTTTTAGTTACCTCTTCTTGAGTATTACCTTCAAATAATTCTGCAGGTAATAAAGAGATCTTATCCATTAATAAAAATAGATCAGAGTTCTTAGCCATAACATTACCTAATCTTTGTACAATATTATTAGTTAATTTTTTAAATCTTTCTTTAACCTTTATTTTCTTTTTAGAAGTTCCAGATTCATCTCTTCCCCTACTATCTTTAGTGTCTTTAATATTCTCAATGATATCAGTTATTTTATCTTGTATCTCTGCTTCAGTTGGGTTCTCAACACCTTCCTCTTTTAATTGTTTTTTAGCCTGATCCTTAAAGCTTTCAGTTCTTCCTGTTACATCTAAGAAAACTTGCTCAAATTGTCTTTGATATTCTAAATGTGCTTTTCTTAATTGCTCTTTAAGTATAGTTCTACCTGCTGTAATTATTTGTTTTAACTCTGTCTCCACTCCAGCTAACACATTAACTTTAGTAATGTCTTCATTAGACATTAAGTTATTGGCTTTAACCATATTCATAATGATTTGCAGATCAGACATCGCAGTATAATCACCTTCGGTTTTTTCAGGTTGCTTATTAATATTATCGTACTCAGTCTCTAATTTATATATGTATTCTAATACTTTATCCTGAGTAGCTAAACTACCATCATCTATTCTTTTCTTTAAAGATGCTAATCTTTTTCTTGTAGTCTCATCTATCTTAACACCTTTAAGAATATTACTTATTTTCTTGAGAGTATTTTTAGGATCTAATAAATCATCAATAGACTTATGTAGTCTTACATTGTTTTTTTGAGCAGCAAACTCCATAACTTCATTCATTATTTCATTAATGTTATCTTTATTAGCTTGCTCAATCTTTCTCATTAACTTAATAGCTTCTGACTTACTATATATATCTGCAGGTAAAGTCTTACGCATAAAGTTTCTAAGCTCTCTTTGTATTTTTCTTAATTCTTTTTTACCTTTAGTCTTAGCTCTTAATATTATTCTGGCTTTACGGATAGCCGCATTCAAGTTTGTACTTTGCTTACCACCTAAAGCTTTAGCAACATCCATTTCTAATACCATCTGCTCAGTAGAAATTCCTTTCAGTACAGCATCAGCCATTTTTTTATACTCAGGCTGTGCTCTTAAGAAGTCCATAGCCTGATCCATTATCTCTTGTTCGGATAGTTTGGTTTTAGCTTTAGCATTTTTAGTTATTAACTTATTATAATGATTAGAAACTTTATTAAATAATTTAATACCAGCCTTCATACCCCCTACTATATTACCCATTGATGGTGGTATAATACTAAGAAGGTCTGCATTTACTTTCATTAAGTCTCTAACCTCAGTCTTAGTAAACTTTCTTACTCTTGTTAAGTAATCAAGAATAGCAGGATCTGTAAAGTTTAAGTCTCTTGCTTTATTAATTATCTGTAATGGTGTATCAAACTTATTAAAAGTCTTTTGTGCTTTCTCATCTACACTTCTTTGTGCTTTTTCTTTAGTAGGTGTATATACCTTACCATCTGGTCGGATTAATTTATATCCAGTAAGCTCACCTATATCTCCTCTTTTTACTTCTACTTTGAACCCTAATGAGTTTGCCCAGTCTTCTAAAGCTACTCTATTAACTCCTGGCTTATTAAAGATAACACCATTCTTTTTCATCTCATACATCTTAGCCAGTCTATCTACTGAAGCTTTCTGTGCTTTTTCAGAAGCCTCATTACGCATAGAGTATTGTGGGCGAAACACACCTTTATAATCAGTACGACCACCTATAACTATTGCATCACCATCTTTAACTAATCTTTGCCACACTCCTTGGGAAGCATCGTTAGTATACCGAGATGATACTAATGTCTTACCTTTAGCCTCCATTGCTTTAGCTATCTCTCTATACATATCAGGAGCTAATCCTAATCCTCTGTCAAAATTTTTGATATACACTTGGGATACACTTGGTGTAGATGTTTGTAGTTCAGATGTAGAAAGTTCTCCTGCTCTTCTAATCCCTTTCATTAATACAAATTCTCCTTTACCTGTTTCTTTTACAGAATAACCATCAGGGAGTTGTGCTTTCTCACTTTTCTTTATCTTTTTATTTTTACTTAACCATTTTGCATCAGGAACAAATTTCTTTGGTTTATTTGCTTCTGTAAAGTATTCAATCTTACCTCTTCCATACACTCTGTGTCCAACAATAGTAGCCTCTTCTACAGATCTAACTGGACGGTTGCCCTCAGCTGTCACAAACAAACCACCTCTCATAGGATTAAACCTAATTTCTACACCATCAAAGTTAGTGTCAGCAAGAGACACGTCTTGGTAAAGTCCATCAACTGAAGCTATAGGAGTTTTATGAGTGTAACCCTCCTTTATCTTATATACACCTTCTTGATGAACATTGAGGTACACATCTTTTAATGTTACAGCTGGAGCATAGTTTATTGCGGTACCCTTAAAGAATCCTGATATACCATCTACTCTTTTATATTTATCGCTAACCTGTCCTTGATGTACAGTTTGAATAGGAATCCCTTTATTTTTTAATACATTTAGATTTAACCTAACTCCAACCTTTTCACCTTTCTTCGGTTGTAATCCTTTAGCTATAACTTCTACTGATTTTGTATCACTATTTAAGGCTGCGTCTACTTCGGCTTGAGTAAAATCAAAACTTCTTTTCTGAGCTTTCTCTGGGTATAATATTTCCAGATCTTGCTCTGTAATTACTTGTGCTTTTTCTTTTATTGGTGCACCCTCTACATTAATATCTTTAGGAACCTTAGCAACATACTGTCCACCCATTGCAGAACGAGCAGCTACAGGTTTCGTTCTTTTACCTAAAAGAGTTTGATTACCAGAAACTGGTTTTGCTTTTGGATAAACCTTTCTAACATCTACTGCATTATTAAATACCATCATAGGTTTACCAGGTAATGCCCATGGGTATGCTGGATGATATCCAGGATCACCTTCATTTAATTTAAAAGGTTTACCATCTTGGTCAAACTCTATAGCTGAAATTATATCTCCATATTGAATTTTCTTAAGAGATGGATCATTAACTACACTCTCTATATCCCCATCAATAGTTTTTTTCGCTTCAAAAGGATAGATGCCAAACTTATTATATGACTCTGCACTCATAAATTTTCTTGCAAACTGACCTCTTACTTCAAAATTTGTAGTTTTAAATAAATCTTGTATCTCTTGGTAATTTTTAATTTGTGTTGGTAATCCATTCTTTTTTAAATATGTAGTAATTTTACCATCTCCTCCATCTTTAGTTTTATCAGCAAGTTTTTTATTTATATAATCTACCATTTCTTTTGGTGATGCACCCTTTTCTATTGCATTTTCAATCTCTGCATTTAAGAAATCATAAAATTGTAGATTACCTGTAATACCATCTGAAGCCTGAGACATAACAAGTCCCACACCATCACTTTCTTTAGCTTTATTTAAAACTTTATTAGCTGCTGATTCAGCAGAAAATACCCAAACAGCATTACTTCCTTGAGACTCCGAGCCATAAGGATATAGGTATCCTCCGTTAAACATAAACTCTAAGCCTGATGGGCTTTCTATATTACCATAAGTAGCTTGGTCTGCAGCAAAAACAAAAGCATTCACTCCACTAAGATCGTTAATAGAACCACGTTTTATTTTACTCATATCAATACCACCCCTATCTTTTTGGTTTTTTTCTGTTACCTCTAAGTCAATAGACGGACCATCATCAGGAATATTTTCAGGCACAGGACCTTCAGCATCTTCTACTACCTCTCCAGGAATCACTTCTATATCTCCCTCTGTAACTTCTGTTCCTTCTCTTACTTTCTTAGATACTGTGTTGAAGAAGTCAATCATATCAGCCTCTTCCTTAGTAAACTCTGTTATGTTAACAGGTAAACCAACAGCTTTAGCTGCTTTCTGTAACCATCTCTTTACTATATTTTTAGTTGGACCATCTAACTGCGTATAAGCTGCAGATAAATATCCAAACAACTCAGACACTTGCTCTTCATTTTGTTCTTCAATAGCATAGTCTTTAGCGAAATCTTCTATAACTTCTTTCAGATTGGAATCTTTAGGCATTGCTTTTACTACCGCATCTAACATTCGCTTTGTAACTTTACTAAAGTCTGCATTGATTCCCAGTTTCTTTAATAGCACTGCGTGCATAACCTCATGGGCAACAGTTCTGGTATTAGCCTTAGGAGCGTTGATATGAATAGTATTAGTTGTGGGAGAAAAGGTTCCTCGTGTTCCTTTGTTTGCTTCACTAACTGCTTGATTATAAGCGTCTTCTGTAGCGTGAAGCACAATATTGGCATTAGGCATTAACTTAGCAATAGCCTTACCTGCATTCTTAGCTTGTCTTAATAAAGAAGGAAGAATCCTTACTGCTTTAGGATCACCTGCAGTTTCAGTTACACTTACATTTTCACTTACACTTACACCTGGTAGTGTTACCTTTGTCCCATCATTTTTTTCTATAGTAACATTATCATTTTCACTATCTACTTCAACTCCTTTAGTTTTAACCTTAGAATCAGTTTGTTCAGGAGTTCCTTCTTGCTCCTGCATACCTGTTTGTTCATTAAATATAGATGTTAAATCTTCTACTTCCTCTTGCGTCTGCGAGTCAATATCTGTTTCACTTTCGATACTTTCCTGGGTAGGCTCCCCTTGGGTGTCTCGCTCTCCCACTTCTTGGCTACCCTCGGTAGATTCTTGTACATCCACTTTCTTTGGGCTTGACTTTTGAATGGCATCTCTTTTAGTTTTAATTTGTTCAGGAGTTGGGTTCTCTACTCCCTCCTCTTTTAATTCATTTATTGCCTGAGTATTTAACTCAGTCTCTTGTGCTTCTTGTTGGTTTTGTATATTACCAGATCGAACTATTCTTTCTACATCATTCTCTAAATCTAACAACTCTTGTTGTTGTCTTTTAGTTAATTGTTTATTATATTTATCTATATCATCTTGAAGTTCTTGCTGTCTTAAAAGATTACCAAGTAACTCTTTCTTTTGATTAGTAGGAAGGTCAGATGGTATTTGATCCATAACACCATTAACTTTATCATACATATCAATTTCACGCTGTCCTTCCTCTTTAGTAATTTCATTATTTAAAATACGCTCTTTAGTTTTTTGAATAAATGCGTCTCTTACTACAGGCTCCTTATGAACCTGCTCATACATCTCAAAAACACCATCTCCTAAACCAGTGAAATCTCCAGCTGTTGCTGTCTGTATAATAGCAGAAGGCGTACCAATTACAAATCCTCCCACTGCTTCCTGTAGCCCTGCTCTGATTACTTGCTTTACTCCATCACCAAAAGATTCAGGAGTTCTAAACATTTCTTTTTCTTTATTATAATTATAAGCTTCTTTAAAACCTATGTCAGCAATCTCTTGTGCAAGCCCCGTCTCAAACTCAGCTAATCCAGAAGCTGTAACTAACAGAAGTCCTTGCCCCATAAGGTTGTTAACCTCTTTCTTTACTACTTGTCTAAAGCTTTGCCCTGTAATATCTTTACCACTTTTCTTTAGTGCCAGTAATAATATTTTACTTGCCAAACCTTTCTGAGCAATAGCATTTCTAAACCCAAGGTTTTCTAATACACCTACCACTATACCTAAAGGTACAGTAAACATAGTCTTCTCAGCTTCACTTATATCTGCAAAGTCAGGATCATTTTCCATCTCCTCATTAATATGGTCTTCTACTTGAGATATCATATTAAATATTCTAACAGGAGCAGGCCCTAACATAGCTGGTATAGATTCAGTTACTCCTATCAGGGCTCCTCCCCAAAAACCTTTTTTAGCTTCTTGAGTAGCCTCCTCAGTAGTTTCATCCATACCTAACCCATACCTTAAACCTCTACGCCCAGCCTCTAACATTCCCATTTTCTCGTCATACTTTGGATCGTTAGCAAACTGAGAGAACGGATTAGCGTACACATTATCTCCAGGCTTTACATCGTACTTTATTTCTTTACGAACCTCATCTAATATTTTAGATTCTATATCATCTAATAAAGTTGTAGTTACTTTTTGAGTAGAAGCAGATGTACCGTCTTTTATAGATCCTGCTGATTTAATTTCTGTAGTAGTTCCTGGAGTTTTTTCTATTAACTTTAAAAATCTTTCATACTCTTCATCATTAGAAATAATTTCTTGTATTCTTTCTTCCGTATAAGTGTCTCCTAATAAACCAGCTTCTTTTGCTTTAGTTAACACTTTGGTTCTATACTCATTCTGAGACATTAAGCCTCCTTCTGCAGGTGCCATATAAGTACCTATATCAATCATCCTATTCATTTGTTGAGTTCCTATACGAGCCGAACCCTCTAATAAAGCATTATAACCAAAACCCGCTATACTACTTTGCTCACTACGCATCTCGTACCATCCGCCTACAACCTCATCTAATTCTTTTCCTTTTACTGCTAAATTCTTTTTAGATATTGCAATATTTTGAGAGGCTAAAGCTATTTTTTCTGCAAGAACTTTAGGAGTTGTAGCCATTTGCTGCCCGTCAGGGCCTTCTACATATACCACCTCGTTAGGATCCATGTCAGATAAATTATTTTTATCATAAAAGTTTTTAGCCATTAAGTATTCACTGTACTCATCTCTAAGAGAATTGGTTTCAGTATTTAAATCCTTAACCATATTCTCTACATCTTGCTTTCCTTGAATCTTTTGTTGTTTCTTTACATAGCCAGCCTCTAATTGGTGTAACTTAGTGCTCTCTTCTTTATTGTCTTTTAAAAATTGTTTTAACTCATCAGAATATTTACCCTTAAAAAACAAAGCATCTAATTCTACTTTTAATGTTTCTCCATTAGCGGCAGACACTGTCATCTCATTACCTGTAAAATCTGCTTCAGTAAAAGTAAACCCATAGTCATTAAAATGATAGTTCATTAATGGAACTACATTCTCTTCTGTCTTAGAAATAAGGTCTGGTGTAATCTGTTGCAGGGACTCATCAAAAAAATCACTTGGCTGCTCAACAACCTCTTCAGTGGTATCTACTTTAAATAATCCTTTATAATTAGGATCGCTACGCTCCTCTTGTGTAGACTGAGTTATAAGGCTTTTTAATCCACCCCAACTTTCAGGCTCATACCCTTTAACTAATCGTGGTTTTATTAAATCTTCAGGATTTACTTGGTTGCCCTGCCCTATATTTATGGTTTCTTCTTCAGTTTCTTCAACACCAAATTCAGGGGCACCTTCAGTTATCGCACTATCAACTTGTTCATTACTTGGCTGAAGAGAAGGCTCCGATGAGCCAGGTTCTTGAATGTCCTCGATACTTGATACCATAACTTCCTCTTCTCCAGTACCATTGCCAACGGGATTTTTTTTTTCACCGATACCAAATAAAGTTACAAAGTCATTAACAGTTCCTTTATAACCTGTATTGACAAAGTATTTATATGTATCATTAACAGCATCTCCATTAGTATTAAGGAGTGTTTTATAATCATCTATTGTACCTTGGTATCCTGTCTTTACAAAATATTTGTACCCGTCATTGATTGCTTCTTCGTTCATATATTATTTAGTTGTATTTACTCCCATCTCCTTTAGATGATCCACCACTACCTGTAGTTCCTGAGTTTTGATTATTTACAGCGGTCTCAATAGAGTCTTGCATAAAGTTTACAATATCTTGTACACTATCTCCTTCACTATAAATATTATCATATATAAACTCTTGTCCTCCAATAGTAAAGACACCGTTACCATTTACAATTTTTAAACTACCACCACCTTCAAGACCACGTGGCATTATCTCGTCCATATCCATAAGTTTATTAAATTCTTGCTCTACTTGTCCTATAGGATCAGACATAGAATGTAAAGTACTACCTAACTCACCTTTCATATAATCAGAAGGGCTAACCTCTTCGCCATCCGCATTAGTTACATTCATTCTCTTATAAACAATCTTATCTTTCACTCCTTCACCTCCAGCTCCTGTATTACCTACCCCTCTTGATAAGTCGCCTGTATAATCTGATTCTGCAATATCATACTTAGTAGCTCCCTTTGGAGTAATCTTTTCATAGATTTCTCTCTTAAGTTGCTGACCACTTTTTAGAGTACCATCATCATTATAAGCATCTATAATCCTATCTTGTTGCCCGTCTACTTTAATAGTAAAGTCTGTGATTTTACCCTCAGTAGCTAATCTATTTTTCTCTGCTTCTAATTCTTCAGCGGTAGCATTAGGGTTAGCCTCTTTAAATGTATTTAACTTTACTTCTTGTTGTTCTTCACTTAACAGCTCTACGTTTCTATCAATATTTGTTAATCGTGGAGCATTAGGATTATTTTTATTAATATCGTCAATTAAGTTTTGAGCACCAGCCGCAGATTCAGCAGCAGATCCTGACACAACCATATCTACATTTTTAATATAAACTGAAGCAACTTTTTTTCTATCTCCTAATCCTATTTCAGAAGATGTTGCAGCTCTTGGTTGAGCCAGTCCTTTAACACTTTGTTCTTTAGAGTAATCAAGAGCTCCTGTTATTTGTGCTCTTGCATATTCTTTAGCAGCCTTATCTTGAGTCTCATTAAACTTTGGCTTGTATAAATTATCCTCACCAAATTCCATAACAAGATATGGGTTGTTTTTTTCATCACCACCATTCTCTTCCATCCATCTGTCATAATCTTCCTCTCCACCTACCTCATACTTAGTACCATTAGGTGTTGTTAAATTACCATTAACAATCATGGACTGAACATTATATGGAGAAGAAGTAAGCTGGTCTACCTTAAGACTTAAAAAATCATTCCCGTCTTTAGTTCCAAAAAATTCTTCCTCAGCTCTGCTTTTCATTTCTTTTGTTATCACAACATTAGGACCATACTGTTTTCTAATCATTGTAGTGGTAACAGTACCCATCTCATCCTTGATAGCTAACACCTCTTTACCTATATCAAAATTATCAATCTGTTGCTTCATAAGTAAAGTCATCCTTTGAACACTCATACTCTCTCCAGGTATTGGGTTTCCTTCATCATCTGTTCTTAACATAACCATATCCCCCGTTTCAGGATCAGCTTGTAAACTCATATTATTCATATTAGCAAAGCCCTCTAACTGCTCAGCTATCCACTGTTCCCCTGGAGCACCTGTTCCGTCTTGCACTCTTGTGGTATACTCTTTAAAAGTATTGTCAAATTGTTCAGCATTCTTTTTAACTAAATCAAATCCAGTTTTTAAATTGTGTTGAAACATCGTATAGTCAGCAGGCTTAGCTAATCCTCTCTTAACTAAATTATAAAACTCTTGTTCTTTATTAGCAGCATCTTGACCACCGTTCATAACAAACTGCTGAATAGTAGGGTTGTCATACTCACCAATATCTTGTAATGCTTTTTGTTGGTCTTGATAACTTTTCTCAATTGCATCTTTTTTTGCTTGTCTTGTATCACGAATTCCTTCAAAAGTTGTCGTAATATCTTTTGCAGCTTTACCCCAATCTACTGTTGATGCTGGGTCTTGTCTTTGATATACATCAAAGTCTATTTCTTTTTTACTTGGTATTGCCATAGTTTATTTATCTATTAAGATTGCATATAATCCATTCCTAAATCACTTTGAAACTCAAACTGATTATCTACTTTATTAAATAATGCTCGTCCTTTTTCAGCATCTCTAAGTTGTTTGTATTGATCTCTGGAATAATCATTAGCCCCTAACTGAGCTGCAAACTGAGCATCAGTCATACCCTCAGGTTTCTGATCTGCATATTGTGATGCTAATTTAGCACCCCTTCTATCTGCTTTACTCTGTCCATATAAAGGCACTAATGATGCTGCTGAAGTAAGAGCCCCTCCTACACCCGCAATACCCTGCTCAATACCTGCAGCTCTTGCCGCTTCTGCATCTCTCATTCTCATGTTCTGCTCTCTTGCTGCAGCTACATCCATCTGTATAAGCTGTTGGTTTATAGCGTCTTTAGATTCAGCTTTCATTTTATTTAAATCTGAAATTTCTTCCCCCATTTTAATACGAGTTTGTTCCGCTCCTGCTTGAGCCTGAGCCCCAACCCTACCTACTCCAGCTGCTAAAGCCCTTGCATCTCCTTCTTGCAAAGCCTCAACCGCTTGCTGTTGTTGTGCTAAATTAGTTTCAAACTCCGCTTCATATGCATCCATAGGAACATTCAGTCCTGCAAAATAATCTTTCTCTGCCTTTGCTTTTGCTTCAGACATTGCCTTTGCTGCTGCTGTATTTGCTTCTTCTGCTAATCTTTTTTGTTTAGCTGCTGCGCTAAATCCTTGTACCGCAGATGCTCCTGCTGACGCTATTCCTACTACTGCTGTTGTTACTGCTGCCATATTATATTATTTTAATCATTTCGTGAGTGTAAGTATCACCCTCTTTAAAACCTACTTTTTTATATACATCAATTAAAGGTTTGTTTTTAATCAAAGCATATATATATTTTTTTCCTAACGCTTCTGCTTCATCACTTATAGTTTTAACTAATAACTCTAAAGCTTCTTTTCTTTTTTGCCTGTCTTTATATTTTAAATTAGAAATAATCCAATCGCACCATGCTGCTTTTGAGTTAGTTACATACATAAAGCCTGCACATATTGGAACCTTGCCATCATAAACCATAAAGCCACCCATACCATCATCAGGCAAAAAATCTTTTGAAGGCGGTGTCCATCTCCAATCTCTCCACCAATTACATAGAATATTTTCATAGTCGTCTGCATGTAATGGTAAAATATTTAATTTCATTTACGCAAAGATAGTAAATTCTATGGATTACTTTTCATTACACTTCCTCCTACAGCAAACAATTCAACTGCATTGGTATTAGTATTTTCAAGCGTAAAATTTAAATAGTATCCACGTGCACCATGTGATTCTGCTACAGCATTTTTAGCAAATAAAATAAAGTCTGTAACTGAAGGAACTGTACCTGTAGTACAGTTAACAGTAATAGATCCTAATGTAGCTACACCAGTAGCAGTAGTAGAGGGTTGAGTGATAGCAGTTATTACACCACCAAGAGTAGGCGTACCTGCTGGAGCAGGGAATGTAGTAGGGGTTACCCAATACATTTCATCACCAACACTTACTATACTTCCTATGTCTACCTTAAACTCTATAACAACTGCTGTTACAGGACCTGTAATATTAATACACGCCCCAATCCCATTTACCGACCTGTCTTTTAAATCTAAGGTGTTTTCATTCTCTCTTAAAAACGTAAACCACTCTCCTTCCTTTTGCTCAAAGTAGGTAGACAACATAGACCCAGTCCCTAAGTCTGAGAATAAACTTGTACACGCCCACCTGTCATCACTCTCGTACGACATGGTCTTAAACAACTTAATAGTCATCGGCTCTACATTAAACACTGAGGTAATAGTAGAACTATACTGAACACCATAATAATTATTTCTTAGTAAATTGGTATTATGTCTATATAACTGACCACCTTTCCAGCTGTAAAAAAACCCATTCATACCACACATATAATCTGGTATAAAAGAATAGAACGAAGGCCAGCCTTTTACGTCTTCGCTGTAGGATAATGTTTGTGCTGGGTATGATGACATATTTTTATTTTAAATATTAAACTATTGTATATCAGAACACGCTACTATAGATTTAACAATACCATCTATATACGCTCCGCTTGATTGTACATTATATCCTTGATTAGCATAATCTTCAGGAGGTAATGCTTGTTGTTGAACAGGAGACCTTTCTACAGTACTTCCATCAAACCAAACAGGTCCTGTATCTTTATACTCTCTTACCCCAACTTCTACTATCCAGTCTCTTAACCCTCCACCATCATTAGCATCAAAAGTCATTTTGTAAAGACCAGCAGCTAAAGGGTTTTCTCCGTTTTCATCTGTATATATCCAGTCATGCAAACCTAATACTCCATTTTGTTGCCCTATTATAGTAGTCTGAGGAAAATTTGCTGAAGCATAATAACTTGAATTAGGATTTGAACTTCCGTAAGCATCAACAGGAACATGATAATAAGTTGCTTGATTAGGAGCTGCACATACTGTGGTTGGATCAGTTCCTTTAGCAAGCCTTATACTGCCCTGTATTCCTGTTAATAATCGAGGGCAATCTACTTTAAGTCCCCACCAAGAACCACAAGGAGAGTCTACTGTAATAGTTAATATATTATTTGAAACTCCAGGAGGAGAAGGAACAACCATAGTAGCCCCCCTGTATTCCATTCCAGGTGAAGGCCAAGGAGTTCCAGGAGTTCCAAGGGATGAATAGTAAGAGTATGGAGGTAGATTAGGAGCTAAAGCCCTGTGAGGAGCAAAAGGATTAGAAGGTACTAATAAAGAGTCAGGTAAAGTAGGAGGTCTTTCAAAATAATTCCAATTTAAAAGTGTGGACTCATACGTTCCTGCGTTATTTGACAAACCTGTCCATCCTAAAGGTGCTACTTGAGACCCTACATTCCAAGGTCCTGTAGCAACAAACGCCTGGGTATTAGCATCCCATATATATTCTTGACCTGTAGGAGAATAATTATCACTACCAAATTCTGTAGTCATTGTCTCTGAAGTTCCAACAAAACAATCATCTGAAGAATCTGGTCTTGGAAGAGCATCAGGTGATCCTATTAATCCTGTTTGATAACCACCAACTAAAGCACTATACTCTGATGCTGTAACACCATTATAACTCCAAGTACATTGATCGGGAGAAGGAAAAGTAGTAGTGTTTAATTGCCCAGAACTAAATGTTATTATTGCAGCTCCTGAAGTAGACCCTAAATTTATATCTATAGTATACCTACCCGTACCTCCGCTATTCTGCCATTGTGTATTACATGCAAGCGAACAAGTAGGGCATGGCTGAGGAGGGCCTAAAACCCCTGAAGTCATTACTCTACTAAAAGATCCAAAAGTATATATACCATCAGATGCAACTGTAGTTAAAGCCGCATCAGAATATAATTGTGTTGCTGAAGAAAATGATACTCCAGCCCAATATACTGTAGGTGTTGTACAAGCCATAATTTATTTATTTATTTTTAACATGTTCCACTATTTATTACCACACCATTTTGACCAAGTTGAATCCATTTTTTTGGTGACGTTGTTGATGGGTTATTTGCGTCAACTATATAAAAACCAGTAGCTACAAATCCTTCAAAAAACAAAGTTCCATTTACATTAACTTGTGCATTTGGATTACAAGTATTAGTACTGTCCATATAACATATGTCTCCAATTGTAGGGGTACTATAAGCACCAGAGAATGATTTCAATCCTAAACTTAAAGGACTATTTGTATCAGTAGCACATACTTGTGTAGCATTCTGTGTTTGTGGGCCAAAGTAACATGTGTTACATGGAGGAGTACAAGTACAACAAGCTTCTTCAATAGTTGATCCCCCTGTACAATAGCATACTGATTGACTTGTTATCATTCTTAAATCCCATATTAAATATAAATAATCATTAACAGCAGGCATATTAAAAGCTGGTTCAGTAGCCTGAAACACACCTGTAGATGGATTAGTTATAGGACCACTAACTACTGATGATGCCGCAAGTAAACTGGCAATATCTGCAGTACTATTACTATACAAAGTACTTGAAGATAATATTTTAAAACTATGTAATGCAGGATCAAAATCAAAATTATCAGGAATAATTTTTTGAGTCCTTATATTTATATCTGAACCTGTAGATGGGAAAACACCAACTCCTCTTACCCCTGTAGATGATTGATATATTGCTGGTTGAGATGTTGTTAAAGCTGCTGCCGTTAAATTATAAGGACTTATTGTAGGAGTGTTAGTCCAATTATAAGATGTATGAATAAACTCATTAACATAATTTGGAGAATTAACCACAACCTGAACAACTGTTAAAGGTATGGTTGGCGGACACTCTATTGTTATCTCATAGCTACTTAAATTATTAACTGTAATATCTACATTAGCTTGTGCCGATGGAAGAGATTTGTTAAAACTTAATGTTCCTGCACCTGTTAATCCTACTTGATTTATAACTACCGAACCGTTCCAAGTAATAACTATATCAATAGACCCTAAAGTTATATTGTATGGTATATTAACTTGACCTGTTACTGTTCCTAAAGAAACATTGTAATTTAAATTATCAGTAGTACTATACTGAGTTAATGTAGTACCACAAGGAACCTTAGCTCCTGGAACAAATATACCAGTGTTGTTTGTAGTTAAAACATACTCATTCATATAAGGATCATAACCTCCTAATTTTTGAGTAGCAAGTTGAGCGTTAAATCTATCTCTAAACCAAGAGTTCATACCATATTGTGACACAACTTGTAGTTGATCACTACCTTGAGATGCACCTCTTAAGTTAAGTACAGCTCCTCTTTTGGTATCTGTAAAAAACATATCATATCCCCAAGAGGTAAAACTTTCAGGATTAAAACTAATTCCAAATTCTTCTATTCGTGCTACCTGAGTTCCTAATATTTCACGTACAGATGCAATTGCACCACCACCTGTAGAGTCAGTAATAACATTTTTCTCTACTAATACATATGATATTTTATCTTCTTGCAATGTAAGAATGTCTGTTTCTCTTGCGTGTAATTTCATGATAGGACCAAAAGAAGTTTCGCAATCTTTAAAGTTTACTAAACCTAAATTAAACTCATTTAAGTTATTACTGTTAGCGGCTCCACTATACACACCGCTGTATGTCATTCCTGCAAAACGGTCAGCCTCTTTAAAGTCTTGATTAGAAACTGCTAATACTCTTTCTCCTAAATTAAAAAACTTACCTGCTGGACTATCTCCAATTCTATAACTCTCAACACCATTTCCAAATGTATAACAATTATATGCAGTTAAGTCTGTAGTTAAATCTGTAGTTGGACTTTGATTAACAGAGTTAGGAGCTAAACTATAAGTGTTAGACTGAACGTCATATATAGTATTAGCCATATGATAAGGCTGAGCACCTGCAGTTTGAGGTTCAATATCTAATAATTCTGATGCATCATAAAATAAATTAGGGTCTGCATCTTGAGGCACAGTTTCAAATACAAATAAAGATCCACCTCTTGTAACCTCTATAAGTGTACTACAATGACCATTATAATATTCAAATGCTTCCCAACAACGAGGAATATTACAAGTATTTACAAAAAATTGTCTACCATTTGTAGCTTGTCTTATTCTACACACACTATTAAATTGATTTTCTGTACACCCACTTCCTGATGTAACCAGAACTGGATCAAAAGATATAGCCATTTCTTGAGCAGTACTTGCCTGTTGAGTTGTCATTTGACTTGCAAGATCATCTCCTACAGCCCAAGCGTGAAAGCTTGGGTAATCTGAAGTAGAAACAAAAGACCTATCGTAAGTTAAACTCTTACTGTCACAATCGCCTCCGCCTCCGCCTCTCCAATTACGAATTTTAATTCTTATAGTTGACCCAGCAGGAATGGTATAAGGAACACTTGGAGTAACATCATTATCATTTAAATCATAATTACTAATACATCCATCTTTAAAATTACCTGCATCATTTGCATCTTTAGACATTCTTCCTCTAAAGTAAGAAGGCTCTGTGTTTTCAATATTAAAACCACCTGGTTTTAATAACATATAAAGACCAGCTAAAGAAACATCTGTTATCTCTTTAGTAGCAAAAGCCTCTACTGCTAAAACAGTTGTAGACACTTCTGATGCTACCGCACCTCCTGTGTCCACCTTTACTATTAATTCATCTCCAACTTTTACTAAGTTTTGATTATTACCCTCTAACTTAAACCACACTAAACTTGGGTCGTTTTCATTAGTCAGACCACTACTTACTCCTGACTGTTTACCTGATCCATCTTGCTGGTAAAAAGTATTTGAAAAAATAGTCATATAATTCCCTTCACTTGGCTTTATTACAAACTTATATTTCTTTGCCCAATAAGGAGGTAAGTTACTTAAAGTAACTCGTATTTTATTTTTATAAGTTGACTTGTCAGGTTCAACAAATACAGTGTTAGTATCAGAGACTAATACTGTAGATGATCTACCGTAGTCATCCATATACACAACGCCTACTTCGTAATCTCTATTTGAATGTAGACTGTTTGTTTTACTTACCTGCCTGTATCCAGCAGTACATCCATACCCTATAAAGTTATAATAAATAAATGCTTCACTATAATTTGAGGAAGCAGGTGAAGTTCCGTCTGTATAATAATATTGAGTAGCAGGAAGCTCCAGAATGAAACCACCAGCAGTTGCTGTAAACTCAATACCTGAAGGGCTACACAATGCAGAGCTTCCAGATGCAGGAGTTATTTGATAATTTACCCCACTTGTTTCTAAAGTTACTAAACCACCATTTATATCTGTTAACCCTAAGTCATTGGCTGCTATTGAATTAACACTTGCTGTTAATCCTGTAGCCATATCCATTACTATATCTCCTACTGCTAATCCAGCAATTAAAGTAAAGTCTATATTTGAATTGGTTAAAAATCCTGCAACAGCTGCGTCTGTAGCTCCTGAAGTAATAATAGTATTACTACATGTTAAAGGAAAAGATGATGGAGTACATTGTTGTGCTACCGTTCTTCCACCATTAATTAATTCTAAGTTAGTTCCTGTCATAGGAGTTACTGCAGCTTCATAAAACTTATCTGAAAGTGTAGCTCCTTTATTTGAATTATAACAAGGATAAAGCTCTTGAATTGAGTTAGAACTAAATCCTTGAGCAATAGAACCTCCTATTCTTTCTTTAAACTCCTGAGATGCACACATTTGTGTTACATTAGGATAGTCAACAGAACACGTAAAACTCATTCTAATTGTAAAAGGAGACTGCTGATTAAAATTATTTCCATTATTAGTACTACACTCTACCCCTGTACCGTAATCATTACAGGTAATACTGTTTTGAGAAATAGAAAAACCAAAGAAAAAAGTAGTCCCTGTTTTTATATCTCCTGAAGTTGGATTTGCAGCCGTTAGATCCCATGTTAATCGAGAGTCGGTACCTACAGCTCCGCCTCCTATAGTATAAGCAGAAGTCTGTACAAGTGGATTTGCAGCTACTGCAGGAACACCACCTTGAGCAGGACTTGCAACCGATCCATTTCCTAAAGGAACTCCCGCTATCTCTTCAAAGACAGGAGCTACAGTATAATTTATAGGTATTTTATTCCCATCAAAAGCAGAAAGTAAATCATAACCATCCACATAGTTTCCGTATATTAATCTATTACCTTTAATGGTTTGAGCCTTAGCAGTTCTTGGAACATTATCATAAAGTCTTAGTAATTCATCTGAACCTAATGTGGTATAGATTTCACTATTTGTAAATCGATGAGTCATAGTATCATTATTAGGAATACCTAAGTCATCTTTTTTAAATCTTTTAATAACATTTATAACATTAGATGTAGTTTGTTTAAATAACAAATCTATTTCTACTACTCTTTTAGTACCTGTAGAGAATGTAACATCAAAAGCTTTATAAACATTATACATCCCTGCATTTAAATAGTCATCAATACTAAATCTAAATTCACGAGGTTGAAACGCAGGATCACTAAATAAAGATATTGCACTATACCCTCCATCTGTATATCTATATCTATAAGCAAAAGTAACAAACCTGGTTTGTAAATAATTTTCTTGACCTACATAGTCCTGTATAGGAACCACTACTGGAGATCCTAACGGAGAATTTTGTCCTGCCGTAGTATCAAACTCTTCGTATCCTGGTGGCTTAACTATTACGCTAATATCTTCTTCTTTAAATATAGTATCTATACCACCTACAGGATAATCATAGTCTCTTGTTACATTAATTACTCGAGGAGGATTTATATCGTCAGTAAAAAATAATAAATCTTCTATCTTATTTATACCAGTAATTAAATGTTTTTCATCAAAATTTAAAACAGATGTACTTATACAGTGATAAGTCAAAGAAGAAGTATTAGTATTAAAAGATACTATTAAGTCAACCTTACCTGTAGGAGAGTTTGGATTATTACTATCATGTATAAACCAATAAAGAGTTTCATTTATACCATCTTCATAAACTCCAAGTGTTTTTCCATTGACTGTTTGCCCTGCATATTCAACATTAGTTAAAAGAGAATTACCTTTAGAGTTTTCTACAGCTCCTATTTCAGTAGCTTCAGTAGACCCTAAACGAACATTTAAAGCATCTATATACTCTCCAGGTGGAACCAAGCGTTCATCAACGCTCTTATTCATTTTACCTGCTATAAAATTTGTTGAGGCTTTTGCCATATTATTTTAACCATTTATCCTGACCTCTTAAATTTTGTAAGAGTCTGCCAGGGTGTATATTACTTAATCTTAATTTAGCGTTACGAAGCAAAGAAGACTTATCTTTTCTTGCTCTGTTTACTATATATTCCTGTACTCCAAATCGGCCATTTAAAATAGCATATTTAATATATGCGTATATAAAATCTTCAAATAATTTGTTAACACTAATACTGGAGTCATCACCATTTTCCATACCATCAGAAATATATTCTAATACCACTAACTTTCCAGCCATTCCTGAATTAAAGTTTATAACACCTCCTTTTTTATTTATACTAAAAGTAGGATTTACATTTGCTGTTTCTGTGTTTAATCCAAAGCGTGCACCTACCGCATAATCAAAACACCAATTTCCATTAATACAATAACCTTCCTGTCCATGATAAGGACCTTGTCCTAAATACATTGTTCTTTGTTGTCCTGACAATCTTTCTTTATCAAAAAAAGAATTATTAGGTTTTAATACATTTCCGTCTATATCAAATAATATTCTACAATCATTATCTTGTAAGTATGCCCCACTCCAATTAGTTTGAATATTTTCTGTCATTGGATACAACATACCATTTTGTTCTAATGAGATTCTCACCCAGTTAACATAGTCAGGTGGAAGTACAAATCTTAATTGATCACAAATCTGAAGTTCTAATATTTTTATTTCTTTCATTGCATCGTAATTCAATTCTTGAATTCCTCTTTTTGCATGAAACAAAACTTGATATCTATTTAAGTTATTTACAATCTCATTGTTACCTTGAAACATTAACATGAAATTATTTACAATATCTTCTAAAGATATGTACTGATAAGACCCCCAATTAGAATCAGTTGGTACTACCCCATTGTTTTCATAATATTGATAATCTGTAATATATGTCATAATTAACTTGTTTCTTGTATTTCGTTACCCTCTTCAGTTTTCCCAAAATTATATACTTCAGCATCTCTAATTTCTATACCTACATACTGACATATCTTTGCAATTAATGTTGGCTCATCAGACTGAGGTAATTCAAACTCTTGAAAGTCAGGCTGTGTAGGGTCAAATATTGGCTCACCAACTCCTAAGTTTTGCCAAGTCCATTTAGGTATCTTAGGATATCTTACATACTGAGCTTGTATATCTCCTACGTTTAATATAGTAGTAGGATATACTGTTATTATATTACCATCTAAAACATATGCTGGATACGTTTTAGTAGGAGCAGTTAAAGCAGAGTTTGTTAAATAAAATATTTTATTTTGATTAACCCTTTCTACTTCTCTAATATTTGTATTAGAATAAATGACATAATTCTGACCACCAACTAAAAATATATCTGCACTTAAAGTTACTACAGTACTACTAAGAACCCCTGTAATATAAGCCTGCTGTAATGTTGTAGTGTTAACCACTAAAGAACCAATCTTAGGTGTTGGTGATGATGCTGGTATTATCGTCCATCCTACAGCATTTATATCTATTAATTGATTTGCTACTGCTGCAGTATTTGTTCCTTTAAATAAAGGGACTGAATAATAAAATAATTTATTTATTAGATAATAATCATTAGGTAAGTTATAAGTATTAGAATTGTTCTGAGCTAAAAAAACTTGATTAGAAAAACTATCCATCACCTCTACTAATCCTTTTATTACATCAGCATAACCTTCACCTGACATTCTGCTATTTTGTTTGTTGATCCAATTATTATAACTATAAAAGTAATCTTCAAACATATCTACCTGCGCTTGTTTAGCGTACAAATTAAAATCTTGAGGAGATATATATCCGTAGTTATTTTTATTTGCTATAGCTAATACAGTATTCCTTACTTCATTTATTGATGCTGCCATATTATATAAACATTTCTACAAAGATAACAAAAAAAAAGAGGCCCACTTTTTTTGTAGGCCTCTCTTAATATATAATAATTAATTATGCTAAAACTACAGAAGTAGCATAAAGAACTGAAGGTCTTGAAGCCAATACAGGAGCAACGACCATTGGCATTTCAGCTATAACATCTTTCCAGTCTGACTCTAAAGTTTCAATCATCACTTTTTCAAAAGCTTTTTGCCAGCTATAATTAGCTTGTGCTGCTGATATAGTAATAGTTAAAATATCATTACCTGCTGTTTTAGTTTTGTAAGTTAATACAACAGGTGTAGTACCTGCTCCACCTACTGTGGGAGTATTAGTAACTATATTATCTAAATTAATTAATCTACCACCATAACCACTTTGAGATATAACAACCGCAGCATCAGATCCGTTATCATCAAAAATAAAGTTATCCATAGTTAAAGAAGTATCAGAATTAACCTTTGTTACTTTAGCCATTCTATCTGATGAAGTATTAATTACTAAGTCTCCTACATTTACATCAGTTAAAAAAGTTCCTGTTGCAACTAAAAAAGTATATGCGGCAGCATATGGCCATATTTTAAAAGCAGCACCTGAAACCTCTAAAGCAGTATTACCTGTTCCAGATATACTTAAAACAGTATCACTATCTACAGCTGTTACTGTAGAAATTGTCCATGTAGTAGTGTCTAAAACTTGATCTCCTACATTTACAGCAGCATTAAAGCCACCTGTAGCATAAGTTAGTTTGCCCGTAGCAGTACCAGATGTGGTACCTGCTATTGCTGGGGAAGCCATGTCCGCTGTTACACTGTAAAGCGGGAGAGGCACGTTAATAAACTTTCCCATAACTATGCTATAACTATTCCTGAAACTGCTTGTGGTGGTATAGCCATGTATGTTACACGAGTCCAAGAAGTTTGTAAAGCAGCAACCATTGAATCAGCAATAAATTTTCTCATACTGAAAGCTACTTGAGCAGCTGCAGTAAGTGTTGCAGTGTTACCATTTAAATAAGTAATAACTGTAGTAGTTGCTGTACCTGAAGCAGCTGTTACTGACAGGACTTCATTTACGTTTAAAAGAACGTCCCCAGAGCCTGTTACTGGGATTGATAAGAATTTTTCCATTTTATAAAAGTTTTTAATGGGTTAATAAAGTGCAAAGATAGATAAAAAAAAACACCCTTATTAGGGTGCTCTTTTAAATTATGTTAATAAAGATTATTTCTTTTTCTTTAACATTTGTTTTAATAACTTGTAAGTCTCCAGTCCTTCATCAGTTTGTAAATAAGAAGATACAATATCATTTGGTTGTTCTCCATAAGGAACTGTTAACATTTTAGTTTTATTTTTAGCTAAGTTAAAATAAACATCTCTTTGGTTGTTTCTTAAAGTTAATAGGTTTTTACTAAAAAACTGAACAACATCATCATACATTTGTAGTGCAGGATCATTTAAAATATCAATAAAGTCTTCAGGATGATTTCTTGAAAAGACAAGGATATCTCTTTTTAATTCTGCGGTACTTAACTTATCTGCACCAGAACCTAAAAGAACACGTGCAACCGTTTCAAGCATTGCAATATCTAAATCTCTTGCTAACAGTTGAGCATCTAAAATTAATTCTTCAATTTCTAATTCTTCAGCCGCATCTTTTGCTTCATCTATTTCATCGAATATCATTCCGTTTCCAGGATGTAAAGATAAAAAGTGTTGAAGTACTTGGTTGGTTCTATCTACAGTTAGGAAACCATCTTCAAAAACAATAGGCTCCATAATAGCATTACCGTCTTGCTCTTCCTCAAAAGGGCTCTTTTGGTTTCTTGCATAACGAAGAGGTTTGTTTACTCCTGACTCTTCGTCAAAATAAAGTAATGGGGATCTTTTGTTGTGGTGTGAATTTAACATGAAGCACAATGGTGCTACATCTCTCTTAAGTTTATACTGCTTAGTAACAGTGGTTTTTGGTTTTTTCATTTTATTGTAATTTAATTAAAGTTAAAAAAAAGGGGAGGAGGTTAATCCTCCCCTAAATTAGTGTTACTTATTAATCTCTAAATAAGAAGAAGTTGTTTGCACCTAAAGTACATACAGCTCTTTCAGATAAGAAGTTAACTGTCATTGCATCAAGATCAGAAGTTCTTGCGCCACCAGCTGAACCAGTGATCCAAGTTTTGTAACGTCTGTCTTCAGTCTCAGAAGCTCTGTAACGAACATGTAAGAATGGTCTCTTAGCGTTCTTACCTAAGATTTGGTCATATACAGTTGTAGAACCAGCTGGAACCATAAGTCCATTGATTGCTCCACCTGTTAAACCACCTCTCATAGTAGGATCGTTTAAGTATTTCCAGTCTGACTTGTAGAAGTCATAACCTCTTCGGAATCCTGTGAATCCTAAGTTAAGAGCCATTTCTTCGTCATTGTCAAATAAACCATATGAAGTACCACCAGCTCCGTAAGAGTTTTGAGCAGCTAACATATCGTCAATATCAAATGAGAATTGTCTATTACAGAAAATAACATTTTCCTCGATAGCGCCTTGCTTGTCAAGTCTTTGGATTACTGAATCGAAACCTGCAAGAGCAACTGGGTTACCACCACTCCATACATTTCCTCTTGTATTTACTACATGGAAAACTCCTTCAGAACCTTTGTTTCCTACTGGAGCTGCTGCTGCTGCTGCACCAGAACCTACCGCTGCAGGAACCGCTTCAACCATTGCAGTCTCAAGATAGTCTTCAAAACGAAGTCTTGTTTCGTGCTCAGATTTTAGGTACCATAAGTATCCTGTACCACCATTCTCAGTAGAAATTTCTACCCATCCAATTTGAGCCATGTCAGAACCGCTTACCTCGTAAGTGTCTTTAATGATAATTGGAGAGTTTTCAAATATTAAGTCTTGAGCTTCTAAAGATCCTTGCATTCCTACTTGACCTTTTGCAAACTCAGAACCATAAATAAATATACTACAGTTTGTAGCTGCTGCCATTGCTTGACCACCTGCTTCATAGTAAGCTACAGTTACTGTATATGGAGCTACGTTTGAAACAGCTGTTACAATAGCTTTATTGCTTAGTACAGAACCTGCAGTCTCATCAGAAATCATTACAGTTTGACCTACTCTGATTGCTGAAAAACCTCCTGTTGGTTGTGATGAAGCTGGAGCTGCTGGGTTAACTTGAGCTGTTGGAATAGTCCAAGTTGCTACGTTAGCCGCTGCTGCTGCTGCAGATGTACATGCTGTATACTTAGTGTGTAACCTTCCTTGCTCAGCCCATTTAATAAGGTCAGAGTTAGAAGGCATTTCAGCACCAACCATTCTTAAGAATGATGCTACTGTTCTATTACCATATCTTTCAAATTCTTTCTCATATGTATCTGGAAGATACTGATTTAAGAAATCAAAGTTAGTAATGTAATTTGTTGCCAGGGCAACCTGTTGACTACTTGGTTGTAAGTCAAATCCTGGTGTTGCATTAATTGCCATTTTTGTTTAATTTTTTAATTTATACTTTTTTTATACTTCTTATTTTGAGTCCTTTACCACTACTATTATCACCTACGGTTCTAATCTTCAATCCATCTTTACTGAATGTCTGAGGAGTTTTACGCATGTCCATATTAATGTTTTTAGATTTCTTAGTAACATTATCTACAGCTTCGGTCATCCCCTGATTGTAAAAAAATTCAGCAAATTTGTCGAGATTCATAGCTACCGACATAGCTCTATGATATCCTTGAGCGTCATTCATCAATCCTGACTCTGCATCCATATACTTGTTTACAAAGTTGTTTACATTAGATTGCTTACTTTTTAACTCATCTCTATCACCAGGTTTAAAGTTAAAACTTTTTTCTCCGATATTGAACTCAAAACCTTTGAACTCATCGTTAAAAACCTCATCAGTCTTTGATAAAAAATAGTCATACCTTTTCTTCTGTGCTTCTTTAGCAGTGTTAGATTCCTCTACATAACTTTTATAGCTATTAAATTCTTCCATGTTCTCTTTAGATAAACCCTTCCCACTTGACTCAAGAGGAAGTTTATATTTATCTTTTTGTTCATTTAAAAACTTTTTAGCTTTTACAAGTTCTCTTTTTTTGGCTAATTGCTTTTTCTTAATATCTTTAGGATCATCTAAATCTTCGTCAAACGAAAACTTATCTTCTATAATGTCTGAGATATCACTACTATCCAACCCTTCTTCTGTTGAATTGTAATAAGCTCTTAGCACTTGGTCACCATCCATTTCATCATAGTCCTTTTGTAATTTTACAAAGTCTTCGATTCCACGTCCAGTTTCTTTTTTGTACTTAAAATATGCTGAGACATCTTCAGGTAAATCTTCATTTGATTCTTTCGTTTCAAATAATTGATCTACTGAATCTATGTCTTTATCATATCTGCTTTTAATATATGAAAGAACGTCTGCATCATTTAACTCTGGTGCGGGAGTTTCTTCTTTTACTTCTATTTTTTCTGGCTCTGAATCTTTATTTTCTGTTGATTCAAATTTTTCTTCATGTTCTTTAAGTAGTTTTTCTTCTATTTCTACTTTGGATTTTTCAACCCCTGTCACATCTTTTACTATAATTTTTTGCTCGTCCATTTTATTTAATTTAATTTATACAAAGTTAATACTATTTTTATAGGTTTTTCAAGCTTATCGAGGCTCAAATTCTGCTAAGTCAAAACCATCTAAACTATCCTCATTAGACTCAAAGTTAATCGGGGGAAGGTTTCTTTTTCGTTGTTCAATCATTTTAGATTGCTGTGTATTCCCTTGACTTATACGCTCAGCCTTTGCATCCTCTTTTTGTGTTTCTCTTGCGTCAATTTGTGATTGCTCCATACCCCTTAGTTGCATATTCATATTGAATTCAACTTGCATTAATTGACGTTTAAGGTCTGCTTCATTTTTTTGTTTCTCAATTTCAAAAGCTATCTCTGCTTGTTTGATTTGTATTTTCGCTTGAAGCTCTGCCTGTGTTTGTTGCATTTTAGATTGAGCTGCTTGTTGTTGCAATTGTTGTTGTTGTTGGTTTTGCATTGCCTGCTTCTGCTGCTCTTGAGCTTGTTTTTCTGCAGCACTCTGTTTACGCTTAACCTTTAATAATTGATTAGCCATCTTAAGATTATTAATAGTTCTAATATCAATAGCATCTTCTAAGTCAATACCTTGTTGTTGTAATGCCATTTGTATATTAGCTTCTAATTGAGCCTTTTCTTCTTCATCAGGACTCATCTCTATAAATATTCCAAAGTCATATATATATAGATTTTTTATTTCATCTAAAATATTTAAATTGTATTTACCAATCTGCATTGCAAACTCATCTCTAAAATCTGCATACTGTAATACATCTGCAGTTCTAATAGATAAACATTCTGCTAATGTTTTAGTTATATATAAACTTGCATTTAATATATGTCTTGTTGCTACATTAGAATTTAATGCAGCTAATTTCTGTATACCAACTAAAGAATTTGGATCAGGTGTTGATGCATCACGAGCTTCATTTAATCCTGTAACCTGTCTTATCATATTTAAATAATGATTATAATTACCAATAAGCATTTGCATTTTACTTTGACCACTATTAGATGTTAATTGAGTAATTGGAACTTTAGCATTATTAAACTCACCATCTTGAGTATAACTTCTACCTACCACACTACCTGTTTGGAAGTATAACTTTAAAGCATCTTCAGGATTATAAGCAGCACCTGTGCCTAAGTCTACCTCACTTAATCCATCAGCATCTATAAATACACCGTCTGGAACAACCTTAGAAACAACTTGCTGAATCTTTAAATGTGATATTTGAATTAAGTCTGCAAAAGGAATCATTCTTCTAACTAAAGACTCTAAAGTTCCTTTGTACATTCTTG